CTTCTACGACTACATCTATCATAGCCTGCTGCTCGTCAGGGTGTACATCCACCACCATACTATCATGAACTGTATTAACAATGCAACTTTTTAAACTCCTCTCATTCATTACTCTCTCCATCATCAGCATTGACACAGGCACAATATCTGCCGTAGCAAAGGACTGAACAGGATAGTTTTTAATCTTGGTAAAGTGTGTGACTGTACCATCTTTCCTTCTTGACACATCGGGGAAGCTGAACTGCCTACCCGAAGGTGTTGTAATCTTTCTCTCTGTTAGAGCCTCAGTTGCTAAGCGTCTATGCCACCCAGCTATACCCCTATACTTCTCTAAGAAGTGACTGTAGTACTCAGCCTCCGCAGGTGTACGACCATAGCCTGATGCACCATACAATGGAGCAAAGGTATGTTCCTTAGCAGCCTGTCGTGAGATAGGTTGTCCTGCATTAGCAATGATGTCTGCTGTGTACTGGTGAACATCAAAGCCTTCAATGACTTCTTTGATAGCTAATGCATCCTGAGATAGATAAGCTGCTGCACGGAACTCTAACTGCCCGAAGTCAGCCTCCATTATCTTACCACCAGCCCAACGAGATATGAACACTCTCTTTACCGGGAACGTACCACCCCTTGGCATGTTCTGCATATTAGGATTTCTCCCTGACAGTCTAGCCGTTGAAGTAATGTGCTGAGTAAGTTGTACATGTAGCATACCATCTGCCTTAGTATACTTCTCAATGCCACCTACAAAGGAGGACAAGTAAGATGATACAGCGTTAAGTCTACGTAGCTTAGCTAAGAAGTCTGCCTCACGTACCATGCCCTTACCTTTAGCTGCTGCCTCTAATGTCTCAAGGATACCCTTACCCGTACTGAAGCCACTAGCACTAGCCCATGTAGCCTTAGGAGGTGAGAACTTAAGACCTGCCAGTACCTTAGTATTAGCTAGGGTAAAGCCTTGACGATTACATTCCTTACAGATGTTCTTGTTCTTACGTGGCTTACCCTTAGTAGTAAGTAACTGAACCATACCTGTACCGCTACACATGAAACACTTAGATGCCTTAGTCTTATAGACAGGGCCAGTCATAGACTTCACAGCTTCCTTGAACTTAGCATCTGACATGAATGCATTGACTGTCAAGGCCCATGTCTTCTTATCTACAACCTTACGTGAGAAGACTAAGGTGGATAGTTGTTCAGGTGAGTTGATGTTTACCGGTGTATCACCCATCAATTCCTCAACGAACTCCATCAGTTCTTCTTCTAGCCTAGCTCTCTCCTCTTCAAACTCTGTCTTTACCTTAGCTAACTCTACTAAGTCTACCTTAATACCTCGCTTGTAGATCAAGCCCAGTTCATAGCAGGTATCCATAGTAATGTCAGTCACTGACTGCATACTGCTGTTCTCTTTGTTAGCAAAGCGTTCCATCTGCTTATTGTACACACCCAATGTGGAGCGTAGGTCATAGCGTAGGTACTCGTCTAACTCGTCAAAGGGAATGTCCTTTGTAGATGTGCCAGTCTTCCAGTAGTCTGACATAGTATCCAGCTTCTGTTCTTCTAACTGGTACTGAGAAGATACAAATGCTAAGGATAGTGGAGCCTTGACACCCTTGTTAAGTATATACTCACCTAACATAGTGTCATAGATCTTACCCTCGTACTTGAACCCACACTCCCATATCCACGTAAGGTCATACACTGCATTGTGACACACAAGCAGGGTGGTAGAGTCTAGGATCTTCTGTGTAATTATATGACCATCTACTGTTGGTGGTTCGTCTGAGTGAGTAAAGGTGACTACAGTTTCAACACCCTCCTGTAACATACCCACCATTACCAATTCATTCTCCGCTTCAAACGGATCAAAGTGCTGCTTGCCATCCCTCTTACAGGTGGTGTTCTCTACATCCAGTATAGTAATCATAACGCACCTCTTATATATTTAATTGCTCTCTTCAAACGTGGTACATCATCATTGAAACATCCTAATGCTCTGTTGCAACTATGACATAACCAACCTCTGAAATCATCTGTGGTGTGGCAATGATCTAGTACCCATGCAGACGAGTTACCTCCCTTACCCTCTGCCTGTTGTTCATCACATAAACAAATGGGACACTCGTACCCTGCAGGTGGCTGACCATGTAATTCCTTTAAGCCTTTACGTACCTTGGCTAAGTCGGAAGCACACACCTTACACTCTGGCCTTAGGTAACTACCCCCACTGGAAGTAGAGAAGGCGCTTAGAGGTAAGGTGTTGACACATTTAGAACAGATCTTATTATCCTCACATGCAGGGTCTGCGGTGTAGTGGTCAAGAAATAATTCTATTTGGTCATACTCCATATCTTGCAATCCTTCCATCAAGCATACAGGTAACCTTACCATGCCATCCAGTTAGTTTATTCTTAACTATATTGATGTGACGCATAGGATCTTCCATAGTATCATCATCCCCAATAGCAGGGTTCTTAGCAATCAGTAACATGAGGTCAGCCTCGGATGCCTTGCCTGTCTTTGAACCTTCCATCATAGATAGGTTGAGGATTACCTTACCCTCTGCCTCTGCACTTAGCTGTGACATATAGAATATAGCACACTCGTACTGCTTGGCAATGTCTCTTGCATAGATAGCATTAGCCTTGAGCATCATATCCTCACGGGCAGCACCATTAAGTCTAGCAAACTTGTCACCCATATCTAGGATAACAACATCAGGTTGGTAGGACTTAACGACTGACTCAACCCAAGTCATATCCTTACCTGTTGCATCAATGAACTTAACCTGATCCTTAATCTTCTGGTACTTAGCCATAGCTGCTGATGGGTTATCCCTGATCTGATTCAGTGTCATACCTGTTGAGGCATTCAAGTAACGTGACGCTACCCTGTGTACTGCTTCCTCATTGCACAACACTATACACTGTGCTCCCTGCTCTGCAAATCCCTTAGGGCCAGCAATAAAGGAAGCGTGGCTTGAAGTCTTACCTGTCTCAGGTCTGGCTCCAATCATAATCAAGTGACCACCGTTAACACCCTCCACTTTCCGTGACAAGGTAGGTAGATTGAATGTCCACTGAGCCTCAAGGTCACACTTAGTAAGCAGTGCATCTAACTCTATGTCAGCCCAATCAACTGACATGTTAGGTGTGAAGTCTTCATTGTAGTTCTCAAGGATAGCCCGTAATGGTTCAAGGGATGTGTGTTCCCCATTAACATATTCAAATCCTAAGTTGGCTACCTCTTCCCCTACTAGCTGACGGAACATATCAGAGAGTACATCCCCTGCTATATCAGCACCCATCACTACTTCCAAGTCTATCTTATCAAAGACACTCTGAAAGGAATCCTTCTGTGCTGTAGTTATTGTGGGGTTCTTAGTGAAGAACAATGCCTCCACCTCTACTGGTGTTACTGACCTACCATACTTAGTGATTGCACTGTCAATGGTAGCCTTAACCTTACGACCATCCTTACTAAAGATATTGTTGGGGCAACGTATGCCCTTGTGATTGTCATGGAAGTCTTTATCCATGAGTGTTCGTAGTAATGCTAATTCCATACTGCTCTCCATGATTGTGTATACTGTAGTGTACATGTAGTACACTTTAATGTACATAAAATTGTAATATGTACACACTATAAAGCGCCCTAGTGATCCATGTGTGTTACTTCAATGTCTTTACTCATTCGTCACTCTCCAACTTATACGCATACCCATCAGCTAGACCTAAGATTTCGTAGCCTATGACTGGGTAATAGTCTGCATCCTTCCATACGTTACCCGCTTTAGTAACGCTAGATAACCATGTTGAGTGTTGAAGCCTCCCTCCACAGATAGTCAAAAGTTTAACCCTAAACCCCTCTGGCAAAGGACAATCACCGCCATCATGGAGCATTTTGTGGTTCATACGTGGTCGACAATATTTAGCATAGCGTTTATACCCATCACCTGAGTCACAACTATACCTATGGAAATTTAACCCTGAGTCTCCTGTTAGTTTCCCTACCCATATATTAGAGAAGTCTGGGTAATCACTAAACTCACAATCAATCCCACTCTTAATAAAGTGATGCATGTTGATGATCTTGTTGGTTGGTTTACTCATGGTCGTTTCTCCTTTGTAGTATAAGAAGCTATATCGTCAAACAAATTGTAGTAGTTAACAGCAGAAGCAACACTGCTCCCACCCCTGCCTATGGCAAGGCCACACTCTCTGTAGCTCAGTC